TATACTTTCGATATCTTTTTGAGCTGGCTTAATCTGCGTGTTATTAGCGATGTCATAAGCAACAGGAAGCTCCGCACCACTGCCTAAAGCGCCAGCTGTCTTGAAGCCCATAAGTATTGGAGAAATGCCGTGAGCGTACATTACATTACGTTGTATCGCATCCGCTGCAACCACAAACTGCTTGTCTATGTTTGATACCTCTACAGGCTGGATGTCGGGAGCCGTATCTTTGGAGTCGGAGAAGAACACCATCGCCTTGCCCGTGTTCCTGCTTCCAGCGAACTGAGATTGAATCTGACTAAGGATAGTATCACGCTCTTCAGGGCTTCCAGGCTTCTTGTAAAACTTCAAGGCGAAGCTAGGGTTAATTGAGTTGAAGATGTTGCTCTTCTGGTAGTTACCAATCTCACCATCAAGTATTATCCAGTTGGCCGCCGACTGATATACAGGAGCGGGGTAGAAGTTGTTCAAAGGAGACTGCAACTTAAAGTACATAAGCTGAGTTTTCTCTAACTTATTAGCCTGGTCAAATACTGGGATTTTAACGATGTTATATCGGCCAGATTGTGTCCAGTCGAAGCAGTAATAGTAATGGTGAATTTTGCCAAACTTATCCATCTCGCCAACTCTAAGTTTGTCGCCGTTAATAACCTCTCTCTTGATTATTTTTGTGTTGTCAGCATTCCAGGTTATCTTAATGTAGATGGCGCCATAAATCCAATAGTTCATTGCCATTGCATCTAAGGCCTCATCAAGCGAGTGCTCGCCATCGAATAGAGTGGTTACTTGATTTAAGTCGATAAGCTCCATTCCTTTCAGGCTAGACGAATCAACAGTATAGCCATTGCCAACGGTAAGCAACTCCTTGAACTTAACTATGGACGCATGCAGAGAGCTGCCAGCGTACATCTTTTTAAGGTGCTCTGGGTATAAGTTATCAACTCCGTAGTTAATGTAACCTCTGGCGCTATAACGTTCGCTCACAAGCGGCGTAGAGTAGTCCTGGTTAAGTGTAAAACTCATCGCATTAAGAGATGGGTCATTAACTTCAATTTTAAAGGCTTCGGTAGTTGGCTTTGAGCCTCCGAAGTTCATTCCTAGTATTTTCATTATTGATATATATTTGGCACGTCCGTGTCATTCCCAATCACAACTACTGTACCTGTTTCTAACACAACCCCAGTTGTAGCACTAATGCTAAGCGTACTGGCGCTTGACTCGAAAACGTTATACGTCCATTGTCCCTGGGCAAACAAGTTAATTATGCCGTTGGTTACATCTTGATAGCTAGTACCACTCTCGACTATGTTAAATCTATTGAACCTGCAGTTAAAGTTGCTCAGGTCGGTCGCATTGAATAATACCTCGTTCGTATTGAGCTCATTCGTGAATTGGAACAAGTAATACGGGGCGGGTATAGTCGAATTCTCCGTTAGAGTAAGCACTACATCGTTAACACTATTTTTGTTGATAACTATCATTGCTATTAATTATTTTTGGTCAAAAATTGTAAATAAAAAAAGGGGCCCAGAACGGACCCCTTGCATCGCCGAAGAGTATTCATAAACAAGACGAGGCGATGTCTTAGGATTAAAGTAGACCAGCGATTATTGTAGGGTCAACCTCAAACATTTGCTCTGGCTCTTCCGCCACGAAAGTTAAGGTATACTTAGAGCCATCAGCTTTAGCTGTACCGCTACCATCACCTGTAGCTGTTAGGTTAGCGCCGTTAGCACGACCAACAAACCAGTAAAGGCCATTGGCGTCTTTAACGATAATGTAAAGGTCACGTTGACCTGCAGCAACTAAAGCAAGAGATTGACGTTTAGCGGCCTCTCTACGTGGTATAGTTAAGTTAACTGTTTGTACGTAGAAGGTAGAGCCATTAGCTAAGTCTATAGTTCCCTCCTCGGTGTAATTAGCGGTGTTCTTGTTGAATTGATATTCAGCAAAAGTAGTACCAGATTGAATGGTGATACCTGTGATAGTACCAAGGCCATTATCTGTTATATTTGAAGGAGAAGCAACAAACTCGGTAGGAAGAACGTAGAAATGAGTTAGTCCACCAATGTTGTTATCACAGCCCTTAAGTATGTCGGTAAGTGTTGTATTACAAGCCATTTTATTTTTTGTTTTTTGGGTTTAAAAAAACAGGCCAGCCGTTTGTGGCCAGCCTGTCCTCTAGTTGTTATTAATTACTAATTACTAGTTGAAGAAAACGATTTCTTTACCGTTAACGTGATAGAAACCTGCTTTAAGGTTAACACGAGTTCTAAGAACTGGCTCAGCAACTGTATCTTCAAGGTTGATAGCTTTTAACTGAGTAGCATCACCTTCGCCATCAAAAGCGTAGATTAAGTTTTGCTTACGAGTTAAAACCATACGGTTAGCGGTAAGGCCTTCTTGAACTACAAGTTCAACACCTAAGAAAGACAACCTAAGGCTTTCAGTTACGTAAGCTTGAGTGTTACCTTGAGCTGCAGCAATTCTGTAAGCTAAAGCAATGTCAGGAGATACGTAGAAACGTAGGTCAGACAATTTGTTTTTCAATACTGCAGGAAGAGCGTTGAAAACAGCTGTCATATTTGCAAGAACAGTAGCAACAGTAGTTGCAGAAGCAGTTACGTCAATAACAGTAGTGTCAGCAGCAAGTTTTTTCTCGTAACCATCGCAAAGAGCTAGGTAAGAAGAAGAACCAGAGAAAGCTGGGTTAGTGGTGTTACCTCTCCACATAATCTGAGCAAGTTCAGCTTGAATCTCTTGAGCCATTTCTGACCAGTAGAAATCCATAAAGCTAGCTACTTCCCAGTTAGCGTTAGCACCTTGTACCATCTGAAGAGCAACAAAAGACTGCTCAAGGTCAAAACGGCAGATTTCAGCAAGAGCTGAGATAGGGCAAACTTCAACTGTGATACCAGATAGGATTTGGTCACCAGCGGCAAAGTTACAGCTAGATGCTTTCAAGATGTTATCGAAAGCTACAGTGCTTATTTTAGTACTGGCCTTAACTCCAGGTAGCACGTAAAAGTTAGATGCAATCACTGGTGTAATATAAGCCTTAGAGTAAAAATCTTGGCTATTAGGACACAAAAGTGAACTTGAATCAACAGTAAGGTCAAATTTTAATTCTCTCATTGTTTTTTATTTGTTTTAGATAAATTATGTTACTATTTTTTTTGTTAATTTTTTCTGCTCTTAGAGAAGTTCATAAAGCCGATTAATGCATCGGTAGAGTTGAATTTTTCTTTCTTAAGCTCAACTTCAATTTCCTCCTCAATAGATTCAGTCTCTAGCAAAGTCTTAAGCTCAGCGATAGCTGAATATATCTCATCGAACTTAGGCTGAACTAATTCCATTATCCTAGCCTCATCAAGAGCTGTTATCTCCATAGCAATAGGTTCTATAGGAGCTTCATCGGCTACTTCGGCTGGTGTCTCTTCTGCCATCTCTTCGGCCTGAGCTTCAGCTTTAGGCTTGTACTCGGTAATTTTACCGTCAACTGTAACTACTACAGAGCCGTCAGCAAGGATGTGCTCGCCGTCAAAAACTGGAACCTTGTCCAAATTCTCATCGATAACATATACCTCGGCGCCAACTTCAAGGCCTGAAGTATAGATAGTTGTGCCGTCTTCCAATTTGGCTTCGGCAAATTTTAGTTTATTCATTGTTTCGTTTTTATTTTGTTTATTGAATTGCATGCTTAACCCGAATATTCCCTCTACGCTGAAAGAGAACTTATCTTGAGCTCTAACCTGGTAGGCCCATACTGTTGGGTCATCTACTTTAATCTCAACGAACCAGGTACCTAATGGAAGGTCCTCAAATCCGTAATACTTAGACTTATCGAACTCGGACTCAATTATCCAGCTAGCGGTGATGTAAGCCTCAGGAACAACAGCATCGTGGTCCATATTGACCTTGTATGTCTTGTTGCTCTTGTTGAACTTAGATACAAGCTTTAAAATCTCCTCCTTGGTGAACACAACATAAAACTCTCCGAGCTCTGGGTCATTACGATAGATAAGTTTGTCGGGAACCATAGCAGGGCCAGCGATAACTTGTTTGTCTTCATTGAACTTGAACTCGTAAGATTTATCAGCGAATGCCAGGCCTTTAATGCCGATAGCTGGGTCCTTAACGATTGAAACAAACGTAAGGCCAGCCTCATCATCATCCTCAAGGGTGATTTTATAAATAGGTAATTCTCTCATATCTTCCATAAATTATTTAATCAGTAATTCTGTTAAATTTCAAGTCCTAACTCCCTTGCCATAGATAGCGTATTAAAACATTGAACCAGCGGCATATTAGTCGCCTCAACCATTTTCATAGGGTCGCTCTTGGCCATCTTAAACAGCAACACGTCCCAACCCCACTTCCTGGCCGATTTGTTTTGCTGGTTGCTTTGAGAGCGCTCGAGCTTTGTCCTTAAACTATCTCCAGGCTCATCCTGCTCGTCCTCTGGTTCATTAGAATCAAATAGGCCAGCGTAGAGCTCAAATAAGTTGTCCCTGAACGATAGATAATTCATTATGTGGCCGAATATATGTTCAATAGGTACATCGTTAAACAGCGGGGCCCTGAGGTATATCCAGTCGCCATACTGCTCTACTTCTTGTGATGTAAAATCTGTTGCCTCTTTTATAACACGCCTAAATATGATAGAGCATATAACTCCAAGGTTGTTATTTATGCCATTAGAAATAAAGTGTTCCAGGTCAATGAACTCTCCAATTGTTATTGCTTTAAAGTCGATAACTCTCATCAAGCTTCCATTTATACTTATTTCATTCTTCTGCCTCTTTCCTCTTGGAGATGTAGAAATAAAACTATAAGTGGAAGTCAGGCGCTCATATTCGTCAAACGACATCTCCTCAACCGTATCAATGTCAATGTCGGATAGGACTTGAATGATAAAGTTAGAGTAGTCGATTGAGGTATCGAAGTCATCGGGTGTAACAGAATTTATCTCAATAAACTGTCCTACTGTAACATCGGCCCAGCTCTTTACTTCCATTACTTCAACTGGTTAAAGTGGTAGCTCAGGTACTTCATCTGCATGCTATCGGCAAAGATTTCCGCTCTTGCATTTATGCCCTCTTCCGAGTAGTCTCCGTTGGAGAATATGATGGCCGCAATATAAGACAGAAACTTCTCAGGGTTAGCCTTAGAATAAAGCTCTATAAGGCGCCTATCTTTAACCTTGATAAAGTACTGCCCATCGGCTCCAGATTGTGTCTTATACTCAATTCCATCAAGCGTGAAGACATAATAAGGCTCGTTATCCGTAACTTGTTGTAGCTCGGTTATAACTTTAACCTTGTCGTTATACTCTTTAATTGGTAGGTCCTCAACTTCCTCTTTTGTTAAGTCAAAAAAAAGGGAAATAAGGTCAATCTCTCTATCAATGTCGAATTCGTATTCGTTCTTTGAATAGATGCTAAGAAAAACGGTAAACTCGTTTAGAGTTAATTCTGATACTTGTTTCATAATTGCTTGTTTATGCAATTAATTATTACAGGATTTTTTTTGTTTTTTAGCCTATACGTATCTCACCTCTAGACTCATCTACGCTACGCTGAGCATTAGTGATATCAGATTCAACAACGAATACCTTAATGGCTCCGCCCTGGCCCGCATTGCCTCCGCCGCCAACGTTACCCGCTCCGCCTGTACCAAATAAGGCCGTGGCCGATGGTGTAGCGGGAGCTGTAGGAATAGTTGGGGCGGTACCAGCTGCTCCACCAGCTAAAGAAGAAACGTTTGCAGACGAGCTAGGAGTTGTAAGAATCTTCTTAGCGGCTGCTATGTTGGCTAGAATACGGGCGATACCAGCCGCAAACTGGGCAATACCAGCGGCGCCAAAAGTAACAGCGTTGGCTGGGTTGGCTTCGGAGTTCGCTGTTAATGAACCAATGGCCCTGGCGGTGTCGATTGCTATTTGAACAAGAGCTAGTCCTTTATTTACGTTCTCTTGTTTTTTGCCTTCTTTGGTTATTATATTACCTATAGCACCAAGACCAGCAGCCGTAGATTCTGCTATGCTAAACTTAGCTTCCTCAATCTTTTTAAAATTATCAAAGGCAATAGTCTTTGCTCCATCAACTTCATTCTCTGAGGCAATAACATCTTTCTTTCTTTGGTCTTCAAGCGCTTTTAGATTAAGTATTCTTTGCTCTTCAATCTTGAATTCCTCTTCTTTTTTAAGTCTTTTTACTTTAAGGGATTCTTCAACTCCTTCTTTTTCAACTTTTATCTCAGCTTCAACTCTTTTTTTAAGGTCTTCAATAGCTAATTCATCTGTTTTCTTTTGCTCGTCTTTTGCAAGAATAGCTATCTTATTGGCGTCTTCTGTATTTATTCTATTAAGCTCGGCCTGAAGTATTTTTCTCTTTTTATCGTTATCAATTAATATTTGGTTTAAATCTACACCAAGAGTTCTTAGCCTTCCTTTATTCTCATCTAAAGATTTTTGTGTAGCTTTATCTGATACGTCAAGAGCTTTAAGTTCTTGTGCTAAAATAGTTTGTCTAGTAGCTCCTTGAGCATTTAAAAGAGCTATGTTATCTATTATAAATTTACCCTGGGCACCTCCACTTTTAGAAACGGCCAACACATAGTCATCATTTTGCTTTATGAAATCAGCTTGTTCTTTATTTAATCTTGCTTGCTCATCGGCTGAAACACCTGTTTCTTCACCAAAGTCCATCATAGCAGCAGCGGCAAGCCCAATTCCAATAACCAATAGACCAATACCAGTTGCTGCAATTGCAACCGTAAGAGCTTGCATTGATATTACCAGGCCTCCAGTTGCGGCAGCAAAAGCTGTTTGAGCTCCTGTAGCTAAAAATGTGACTACTTGGTTTGCCTTTGTTACAAGATTTAGCGCTTTAAAAGCTGCTACTGAGTCTCTAATTATATCTGGGGCTTCGGCTAATGACTTAAGCCCAGACGATAAAGCTACGGCTGCGTTTAATTTAACAAGTGTTTGTTGGAGGTCTTTAGACTCAACGCCAAATAAAGCGGCGGCGCCCTGAACGGCGGAGAACGCTCCAGCGCCGACAGAGGCTAAGTTTGCTAGTCCTCTAGAAGCATTTTCAACAGCTGAACCAGTATTATTCCTTATGTTCTCATTAACACGAGTTATCTTATCATTAAGCTCTCCAGCTTTTTCTGTGATTTTAGAAAACTCTGCGCTACCTTCACCAGCAGCTAAAGCAGCAGAACGAAGCTCACGTAATGATGTTTTAAGTTCTTTGACAGATGATGCAGCATCTGCCGTGTTGAATAATATGTCAATATTTACTTTTTCGGTAGCCATTAGTTGTTTTACTTGTAATTATTTATAGTAAAAATTAGTTTGTTAGATTATCTTCGTATATTTTATTGAGGCAAACCACTTAGTGTCATCTGGAGCTCCCAACGGGTTAACCTCTATTTTTAACTTATCGTCAGTGTCATCTGCTGTTAATGATGGATTTGTACCAATAGTAACATCTGAAAAAACATATACTAAAGCTGGTGTTGAACCTCCTACAAATTGAGTAGTACCTCCAATATTTTCGATGAGAACATTGTATTTGAACACAGCGGAGCCAACAGAAGTTTTACCTATTATATCAATATCGCACATATAAGTTTCGCCAACTGCTATATCAAAAACATAAGAACCATTATTCAAAAATAGTTCAATATTTGTATCTGTTGATAATGTATCCCCAAAAAAAGATACCATACCATATTGCCCGTAGTTTCCTCCAGAAGACCGTGCCCATTCAGAAAACTTATTAGATATAGTTGAAACACCTCCAGCATGCGAATTATCACCGTTTGCTATTGTATAGTATCCTTCAGCATGCGAAGTATAACCACTAGCCGTTGTAGATTCACCTTCTGAATGTGCACGGTCTCCAGATGCTATAGTTCCAACTCCTTCGGCGTGAGAAACTAAACCACTTGCTAATGTTCCAACCCCCTCAGCGTGACAAACATCATTATTTGCTATTGTACTTTGTCCCTCAGCGTGGCTATAGACTCCACTTGCAGTCGTCCCATAACCTTCAGCGTGCGATGCAATACCACTAGCAAGTGTATTACCGCCTTCAGCGTGAGAAACGCTACCACTTGCTGTTGTATTTTGACCTTCAGCGTGAGAAATATCACCAGATGCTATTGTTGATGCACCTTCAGCGTGAGAACCATTACCAGATGCTAAAGTAAAATATCCTTCAGCATATGAGTCAGTATTGCTTGCTATCGTTCCATTGCCTTTAGCGTGAGAGTTAGCTCCACTAGCAAGTGTATTTCCACCTTCAGCGTGTGAATTAGGTCCACTAGCTATTGCTCCACTACCCTCAGCGTGCGAATAATCACCACCAGCTATTGTTAGATAACCTTCAGCGTGAGATGTTTGACCACTAGCAAGTGTATTTTCACCTTCAGCATAAGAATAATCTCCAGTAGCATCAGTTGAACTAGCATTTATTGCTTTAATAGAAAAGTTACCAGCCGAACCTAATCCAAAAACTCCTGTTGAGCCAGAGGCGAAGCCATAGCCAGTGTTAGAAGTAGTAGCTGTTATTCCATTTCCTCCAACTATTATAACATTTGTAAGGCCCGAGTTTACATAACAATTATTGGAGTTAACTATAGTAATACCAGAGCAATAGTCGTAGGTTGTGTTGAAGTTTGAATTATATAAACCTATGTCTCCATTGAATTTTCCAATAGAATTGCCATAGCCAAATATATTTATATTTGACCCGAATATATCAATCGAATTACTATCACCTTGTATGTCTACGTTTAAAGCCATTATTTTACGTTATTTTTACTGCCGTTAATATTTATTTGTTCTCCTCCAGCAGAGTTAAGATTACCAGTTATTGTACCATTAATTATAGCTCCCTGATTATTGTTTCCTGCTATGCGCATGCGCACGGAACCATCCTGGTATACATTACCATCACCGCCCAGGATATCTCCCGCTACAACGCCTATTCCTATCGTGTTATCTATCAATCCAAGGTCAATACTTCCAAGATTATCTAAGTAAGAGAACTTTCCTCCAACCGAAGTAACCTGTTCCTGGAACTCTGAGAAGTCCAGTCCATCCTCCACGGTCAATAGCTCAACAGTTGTCATCTGACCTACGTAATTAGGGTTGTAATCAACTATCTTATTAATGTAGTACCAAGCATCAAAAATCCAGACTTTGTCTCTTAAATCAAGGTTATGGATATCAAACTCTGTAAGCTTAAACTTAGCGGTGAGCAACTTGCCAGTATCTATCTGGGTCAAAAACCTTTTGTAGTAATTATTGTACAGGTTACTGTTTGTCAAATACTCATAAGTATTGTAAAATTCAAACTGATTAAGTCCAAAGTCGATGTCGTAACTTGGAGTATACGGGTTATCAAAGTGAGTGGCCGAAGGGTAAGTATCAAATGTCGTGTAAGAAGAGAACGGGATTATACCTACAAAAAAAGCTGTAGTATAACCTGTTGCGGTTAGCGCCCTCCACTCTCCAGGTATCCAGCCTGCATCGTAAAGTACCCTGATATTATTTTTCGGAGCTTGCACATTTATTGCAGGTACGGCCAAGCCAAAAGAATTAATTACAATTGGTGTTGGCGAGAACGCTGGCCCAACTTCCTTTGTTGAATCAACGAATTCTGAACCGAATATATATTCAAACTGACCATAAGTATCTCCTATGGTATCAAGGTAAGTCTTGTTATAAAAATCAGAGTCTTTTTTATAAGTTAATACTAGTCTTTTATTAGTAACCTCTGGTATATACTTAATATTAATCTCCGAATTAATGTCAATCTTTTTTGTCCAATCTAACTCTTTGCCATTGGCATAGAACTCGTCTCTAGTCTGGATTATAAGCTCGTTGTCTTTAGTTTTAGATGTAGTAATATACAAATTAAACATTGAAATAATTGAGCCAATTAAGTCTTTTTGTTTAACATTTCTTGGTACAAAATCATTTAAAAAAACTCCCATACCTTCTTTAAGAACGTTAGATGGGTTTGCTAAGATAAAGTTATTGTCAGGCTCACCAACTTTACCTATCTCAAGATAAAACGAGGGCCATATTGAAGGCAATGTATTAGTTGATGTTCCGCTAAGTACCCATCCTATTAGTGGGTTAGTCTGGAAGAACTGAGTATTAACGAATACTCTTTCCTCAAATACAGAACCAGGATTGGCATCTATAGTATAAGAGAAGCCACCAAATCCGCTTGACACAAGTGCAAACTGTCCACCGCCTGGAACTATAAAGCTTGTGTTAAACTGGAAAGTAGCAACCTGAGGGTTGGCTAAGCTGATTTGGTTGGGCGCATTTAGATAAGCTGCGTTATCAATTTGGAAACGCATAAAGTTTGGAAAGTCCAACTGTTGAGCGGTTGATGCTGATGCCCACATCTTCCATTCGTACTTTACATTTATCTGATTCTCGGCAAATATATTTTGTGTGTATTCACCAGTGCTTACATTATACAATCCATTATCATCATTATTAGGAAAACTAGAATCATCGTTAGCTAGCAATGGTAAATAACTTTGCGTAGTTACAGAGTTACTACTAACCAACTGCTTAGTTGTAGATGACCATCCAGCTCTAAACTTAGCATCATCAACTTGTCCAAGTGCTGTATCACCATTGTATGGGATAACAAGTTTGCAAAATCTATCGTAGGTATCTCCAGTCCAAACGTAGCTGTAGCCAGCCTGCTCAAATATCTTATCAAAGTAGGCCTTGGCAAATATGTTAGGAGTAAAGTCTGTCAGCTTATAGTCGCCTGCTTGCCTGTTCATCAAGTGATACTTGTAAACATCGGCATAAGTATGAGCCGAGCTAGCTGTGACAGCGGAGAACGTGTATATGTGGTCCCACTGAGAAAAGTCAAGCTCTTGCAATAACTTCTCACGCATGCCCGTCTTAAAGAAATCGCCCGTGGCATCTTTTATAAGTACGTCAAACAACACTTGCTCATCTGTTATTCCAAGACTCGGAGATTGTTTGCGAGCGTTAATAAGCTGCAGGTAACCATCAAGTATTGGAACTCCGTTCTGTATTATCTGGCACCTTGTCTTCTTATTATAATCAAAGGGCGAGTCGATACTGTTTACGTCATACAGATGGCCAAATATAATCTTGTTAGTTGGAGTTCCAGGTAATGTAATAGTTTTAGACCAGGCGCCCTGGCGTGAGCTAATATCCTGAATCTCGGCCACGGAGAAATTAAGCGGAATAGATACATCAGAAGAAGTATCAAGTATTCCATATCCCGATAGTACTATTTGAGTTAAATTAGCCATTTATATTGTTTATAATGTTATTGTTTGCCTTCGTTAATATAACCCTGCAGGTGAAGTTCTTTTTGTTCATCTTACGAGTTATTTCGAACTCGGTATCGTTGACGATGACAGGCCATAACTTCCCGTTTTCTTTTATGTAAACTCTAGGGCTTGTTTTAAGCTCACGTAAGAAGTTCATTTCCGATTCGGTAAGGAAGTCTGTCTCGGCAAATAGTTGCTCCGTCTCAACGTGTCCTATGGTCGTATTACCTGCATCAATAGAGTCGTATGTCCAGGTATTATTTACCAGGCCTCCAATGTTCTTAGTAAATTGGTTCTTGCTACTTGTAATACTCTTGATTGACTTAAGTTGGAAGTTGGCAGGTATAACCGAGCCAAGCCTGTCAATAAAGTAAAGCTCAACGTTTGGATAGCTGAAACACTTGTTGTTAATGTAAAATCTTTTCTTCTCGGTTACTCTTGCTAAGTCGATAAGTTGAAATCTTGCTAAAAGGTAGACGTCATACCACTCAACGCCAGAGAATATAGTTGCAATAGATTGGCCAGAGATTGTGGCGCCAGTCGGTGTAAAGTTTATAATATCAGCTGGGCCGCATGCAACCTGGTCCATTGTTGATGCCGAAGGTGAGTTGAATGTTGGGTTATTGAAAGTATAATAACCTCCTGTAGATGTTTCAACGCCTAAAGCCCTAGGCCTAGTTACTCCATTACGACCGTTGTAGAAATGAAGCCACATTGAGTTATCTAATGTAACTCTGTAATCTTGAGGGACCGTTGTTAAGAATTGGCGCTCATCAGGTAATGATAAGTTTGTAGTGTAAGCTGAAGCGTAAAAGGTAGGAAATTCCTGGTGAGCTACAGCTCCGTTAAAGGCTGTCTGTTTTGTTACACCTGTTGAGTTTAAGTTAAAAAATACAGTATTTGAATAGTCAGAAACTACCGCTGTACCTGGTGTACCAGACAAAGGGCCGCCAACATAGTTGGCATTAATAACTACTGAGAATGCATCAGGAGTATCAAGCACGGTGTAAACGCCAGAAGGTATTGTGCCGCCTGTTACGAATACTGTGTCGCCTGATTGGAAAAAGTTAACCGAGGTAATAGAACTAAGAACGGTCTGACCTACAAATGGAGGGCCAGCAAATAATGAGTCAAAGAATGGCCAGTAGTAAACGTACTCCTCTCCAATTGAAAGGTCATAGTTAAAGTAGTCCTGGGTGCACGATGTGAATGATTGGGCAAATTGAAATAAGTCCTTGCTTATCTGACTAGATAACATCTGCCCTACATCGGCCACGCCGTATCCAGTGTTAATCTCTGGAAGAAGACGGTATGAGCCAATTCTATCCGCTGTAGTAGCAGAGTAGATATCTACAATGTATCTGTAATTCTGTTCGTTCTTATTGGTGGAATCCAAATAATATACAACAGGGTTGAAGACAGGGTTTAGTGTTTGGGCCGTAACTACGAATGATATAGGCTGGGACATAGTAATTCTTTTTTACATTGAATTATATGCCCAATTTTTTTGTTTTTAACTAAGCCTACTTACCTAGGATATCTGATACAGCATCCTTGGCCACGGCTGCGCCAATCTCTTTAATGATATTCTTGAAGTCAACGGTCTTGTAAACATTCTTCATTATACCATAATCGGAATCTAAAAACTTAAAGTAACTCTCAGCCTGCAACACAAGCATAGGGCCCTTAGGAGTAAGCTCAAATTTGAACTTTACGCTACGCAATAGCTGCCCGCTGTCAACAAGTTTTTGTCTTGTTATCTCGGCTTTGACCAGAGCTTCCATTTTTTTAACTGCAGAAGCTAAGGCCTTATCTAAATTAGGACTTGCTGGCATCGTCTATTTGTTTTAATTTACGTTGGGCCCAGGCAATACCAGCATCTCCGCCCCAAGCCTGCCACATAAGGCGCCCGCAGCCTTCGCCTAGCGCTCTATCTGAGCTTTGTCTATGACGTTCAAATGCTGCCATTCTAGCTATTGTATCTCGGCTTATCGGTTCTCGTTTTGCTAACTGGTTAGCTCGAGCCTTTCCGACAGGAGTACCGCAGTCGCCCCATCCATTCTCTTCGGCCCAATCTAAGGCCTGCTGAGCCGCATCAGAAGCAGCTTGTGGATAGTCTGTATAGCTCTCGGCAAAAGAAGCGTTTATAGCCCTTCCCTGAGCGTTAGCTTTTGACTTAGCAATTGCTAATGAGCTGGGGTTACCTTTGGTGTAGTAATAATGTTTACCCTCTTGGCCCCAGGCAGCGTAAGCTCCTTCTTTATCTTCTCCTAATCTTACTGGCATTTCTTTTTATATTTATTCCAATTTTTATTTCCGAACATCCTAATTACGACCCAGAATAACCAAGCTTGCCACTTAGCTGTACCTTTGTTGATTAGGATTCTTCTAAATTCTGCATCCGCAAAAGCTCTGCTTACTATCACATCCTCGGTCATATAAAGATAGTCGTGCACTACGGCAGCTTGTCTATACTTCTTTAGGTGAGGTGGAAATAAGCGCCAAAAGAACCTCGGTATTGTCGCAAAATCTGTCGTGAAGCCAATAGGGATAGTTATTTCAATGCCATTGGAGAGCGTATGCGTGATTTCCTCCAGGGTCTGATATTGGTCGCTGTAACCTAAGTATCTAAGCGCGATGCTTCTTGCTGTCATTATTCTTTATATTTGCGGGTATCCAGCCGCTATTGTGCCCAAATCCGTCAAGAATTGAGCTCTTGTTATTATTGAAAGCCCTGTTGTATTATCTACTGGTACAGCAAAGGCCACGCTTAAAGCTGGAGGAATAGCACAAGTACCTGTTAAAGAACCTCCAGCGTAGCTAACACCTAACCTAACGTCAGATGCAGCTGGGACGGTGCCACCGCTGAATGCATTAGACGTAAACATTTGCCTGTTAGGACCAGAAGTTTGATAAGTCCAAGATTGTTGAGCTGTTTGTGATATACGTGTTTTACTTGCATTTACAGCCATATAATCTGACACATTAGTTAAGTTGCCATTGACTGTAATCAAAGTACCTAATACATTACCAATTATTCCATTAGCTGTTGAACTTGCTGTAACATTGCCGTTAACAACAATAGTTTGATTAGTATTATTATTATTTATACCAGGTGATGTTGCTGCCGTTACATTACCTGTTACATTCAAAACACCACCAGAACCACCATTCCAACTTATACCATTAGCAGCTCCAGCTGTCACATTACCTGTGACATTTATAGTTGCTGCCGCTTGAGGTTGTATACCAACGTCACCAGCACCAGTTACGTTACCAGTTACATTTACATTATAACCAGGTGCAATAATGTTCAGACAACCAATACTAGCACCACCACTACCGATTATATTGCCAATGATATTTAAAGTACCGTTAGCTGCTGATGCTTCAGTTCTAAAATGAGCATTAAAGGCTAGGGGTTGGTTAAATATACCAGCAATATTAACAGTGGCGTTACCCAACATTGTGATAGCAGCGCAAGTAAGAGTTTGAGGACTACCCAGCGGAGTATTTATATTAACAGTTGCCCCAGATGTTGAGGATATCCTTAGTGCTGAACCTAACAATGACGTTGCAGTACTAAAAACACCAGATGGAGTAAAACCACCTGTTCCAGTTGTACCTGTTAATGTAATTGCTCTAGTACCTGTATTTCCTGTCACATTAAAGTGACCACCAGCTGTAATTGCTGGTGAAACATTTGATGTGCTTCTTAAAGAACTAGCTGTTATATTTTGGTCTACCGTAACTATAAAGTTGTTACTAAATATGTCATCAGCACTTGTTGGTAGTGTTCCACCATTCCAAGTTGCCGTGTTACTCCACACACCGTTTGCTACTGCGAATCTTATTGCCATAATTATTAATTTATTTGAGGATAAGCTGCTATTATTGCTCCAGTATCTGAAAATAACTGTGCTCTTGTTATTACCGCATTTCCAACAGTGTTATCTACTGGCACACCCCAAACAACACTATTAGCTGATGGTACAGCGCAAGTTCCACTCAATGAACCTCCAGCATAGCTAACACCTAACCTAACGTCAGATGCAGCTGGGACGGTGCCACCGCTGAATGCATTGGCCGTGAACATTTGTCTGTTAGGGCCAGCCGTTTGGAATGTCCAAGCCTGTTGAGACGTTGGAGATATACGCATCTTAAATGATTGAACAGCCATAATATCATTTGTATTGATTAAATTGCCGTTTACTGTAACTAGCGCATTAACATTAGTTGATAGTATTCCTACAGCTGCTGAACTTGCTGTTACATTACCATTTACTGTAATTACACAATTTGATGCTGAAGTGACTACTGGTAGACTAGCAGAAGTAATGTTTCCAGTAACATTTAGAG